ACGTGACATTGCTAGCCTCGGCGCTAGTGCGGTTGCTATTGCTAAGCTGGGTGAACAGTTTGGTGTGCTGGATGCAAAAACTGCTAATACAATCGTTACCCTTGGCAGTTTTGTTTCGTTGGCTGGAACTGTGGCTCGTGGAATTGCTGCTTTATCACATATTACCAGCATTGCAACTGTCGTTCAATGGGCTCATAACGCTGCGCTTGCTATGAAAATTGCTCTTCTAACTTTGGGTATTGGTTTGATTATTGCTACGGCGGCGTACATGGCTTGGCTGGCTACGACAACACGTGATGCTGCGGCTGCTCAGAGAGAATATAATTCTGCGGTTTCGGAAGCGCCTGCTCCTTCTCGTGGTATTGTTCGTTCTGGCGATGAAGCTTTGAGGAGGGGCATCGAAGATTAGTGTTGAAATACAAAAAGTTGCTTTGGCTTTCGGTTCTGTCGCGCCTCCGCAAGGCGATGTTGAAAGTTTAAAGGTATATTTGGGTTGCACGAAAGAAGTAAGTAGCTTCGAAGTTGAGTTGGAAAATTGGGATAGCAAATACTTAACTTCGCCAAACATCATTGCGCCGGCGCAGGATGGCCACATCGACATCGGGCGGGGCTCGAATGTGCCGCAACTGATAACTTGCCGTGTGGAGGATCTCGAATATCAATCTACTCATGCAGAGCATTATTTGAAAGTGAAAGGACGATGTTGGGGCGAGAAATTATTCAGGAAAACCGTAACGAAAACTTATGTTAACCAGAAAGGCGAAGCCATCATAAAGGACCTCATAGACTATTACGTTGGCTTAAGTCACGTTAGAAATTCAGTCGAATTAATCGAAGACACCGATACCACATATACGAAGTTGGAGTATAAGGATACGCCTGTTTTTGACATACTCAGCTTCATTGCGGATACTGCTGATAAAAGCGGCGTGATCGGCTATGATTTTCGAGTGGCCCCTGATGGCAAATTTGAGTTTTTCCCAAGGCTCAGCAAAACCGCGACTCCAAGTCTTTCAGAAATGATTGAAACAGCCACTTATCGAAAGGACATCTCGCGGGTTAGAAACAAAATCACGGTGTACGGCGCCGCTGAGAAGGCCTATCCGACAAACAAAGACGACATCACCGAGAACATAACAGAAAGCGGAGATCATACTCAATTACTTTGGTCGCCGGGCGGAACAACGACGGCTTATTGGGAGCGTTGGGGCATTTGCCTGCTCTACAGGGACAATAGTGTCAAGATTAAGGGCTCCTACAGTGCCAAGTGCGATGCTGCTTCTGGTGTGGCTTCTGCTGCAATGAGTCTCAAACGGTTCGGCTCTATTGTTTTCAATCTCCAAGATTATCCTAGCTTGAATTTTCAGATTCGCAGGACCACAAATATCGGCAGTTATGGCGTGAAGGTACAACTTGTAGACGTCAACGACCAAAAGCTCAGAAAGATGCTTGACAAATTTGACGCAGATAAATGGAAGGTGTTCACTCTTCGTTGTGGTGAAGAGTATGCTGACGACTGGACTGTTGACGAGTTTAATACTCAGGCTTTCGATTGGACGCAAGTAAAGGAGATAATGTTCGAGGCTTATACTGGCGGAAGCGATACAGGCAGCTTCTGGGTCGATAACTTCTTTTTTGATCATAAACGCTGGTCTGCTGTTGAGGAAGATGCCACAAGCCAAAACAACTATGGCGTTAGGGAATACGTAGAAACCGATGAGGAATTACATAGTGACGAGGAATGTGATCGGCGTGCCAAGGCGCTTCTGGCGTGGAAGAAGGATTACGCAGAATACATCACGCTTTCCACGACGGTTTTGGATTATGGTACCACTCCGATTTTGGCTGGCGACAAGATATACGTGAATTTGCCGAATGAACTTGTTGGTGCGTACTTTAGGGTGATCAGTGCGGAATACGATGTCAACGTGAAAAGCCAAACTCTTACTGTGACTTTGGAGTTAGGGAAGGAAGCGCCGCTTTATGCTGATTATATTTTTGCGTTGAGGAAGAATGAGCGTAAACATGCGAGGTACAAGATTGCCAGAATTTAATCTATCAAAAGTCAAGGTTGAGGACCTTCAATTTGGTGATTTGATTAGTGTGGAGTGGCTGGATGCATCTGAGATTCGTTCTCGGTTGCCTAAAGGCGACGTACATTATGATACGCCTGTGTGTGTTGTGGGCTTTTTTTGTGGGGTAAAAGGCAAACGTAAGCGTCATCTTGTGATCGTGAAGGAAAAGTTGCCTTTGGATAATTTTAATGCTGACTTTATTCCTGTCGACCTTATTGATAACATTGTGCTAATAATGCGTGGCTGCATGCAAAAACTGTGGAAACAAACGAAAATTCTCAAAAAGTTTTCCTGCGTCCGGATCACGCCTGGCTTTAGTAAGCGTATAGCGTTGGTTGGTGAGACTTTTGTTGAAGTGGATTCGTAAGATTCTAACGAAAGAAGTTTCCGAGTTCGAAAGGTTTGGGCGTGGCAAGAAGAGCAGGCGTATTCAGGTTTTGCCTAGCGAGAAACTTGTGTTGGGTGTGGCCTTCGCCATAGTCGCCCTAGTTTGTCTTGTGGCTCTAGAAATTGCCTATCTGGCGATAATGCAGACGTGGAGCAGCGAGATCTTCGCCAGCGTTACGGGCTTGATTGGGACACTTGTTGGTGTTTTCTTTGGAGCCAAGGCGTAAAAAACCGTAGGGGGGTAGGGGTTGCGGAAGATTAGGGTTGAGCCGAATGTTTTGGTGAAAAATGCCAGAAAGTTTGTCAAGGTCAATTTACAGAAGACGAGATTGAAGCTTCTTCGTGATTTAGAAGAAATGTTTGATATGGCGAAGGGTTTTGCATCCGGGAAGGATTCGACGCCTAAGCAACGTCAAACGTGGATGCGGATTATGGCCTACATTGGGCAAGTCATTAATAGTATCAGCAAAAGTTTTGATGAAGCCCAAATCACTCAGGACTTGGAGAAGTTGGAGAGGATGATTAATGAAGCAATGGCAAAGGAGAAAGATAGAGGAATTAAAGGAGCAAGCCGAGGGTCTGATTCAAGCCAGGAAGCAGCGGGTTCCTGAGAATTTCTCGGAGTTTTGTGAGAGGTGGCTCGGTCTTAAGTTGTATAATTACCAACAGCAAGGTTCTGATTTAATCGATAAAAACGATAGCGTCGCGCTCCGCTGGAATAGACAAAGCGGCAAGACGCATATGATCGCTGCGAAGTTGCTTCATTATGGCTTAACGCATCCGGGCGCACAGATCGCTGTTGTTGGTCCTAGTTGGCGTCAGACGAAAATCACGATTCGCAAGATTAACAGTTTTCTCACTCGCCTTCCAAGAGGTTTCTACTTTAAACAGCAGGCGACGATGGTTCGATTGCGTAATGGGTGTCTTATTCAGGCTTTTCCCTGCAACCCGGATACAATTAGAGGCTTCACTCTTCACGTGGTCTATGCTGACGAATACAATTACATTCCGCAAGACGAGGAATTGTATGATGCCATAGTTTTCACGTTGGCCACTACTGATGGCAAATTCATCTGCTCTAGCACTCCTGGAAGCACGGATAGTGTTTTTTGGAAGATTTTTAACCGTCCTCAATTCAGTCATTTTGCTAAGAGTCACGTAACTTGGGAGATGTCGCTTGAGCCTAATGGTCCTTTGAAGCAGCGTAAGGTTAAGCAATTGAAGGAGGAGTATGCGGATGATCCGTATCGTTGGCAGCGGGAGATGATGGCGGAGTGGGCTGAGGATGAAGCTGTTTGGCTGCCGCTGAGTCTGATTACGAAGTGCCAGGATACAAGTTTGGACTTGTGGGATGCTGAAAGCGTTCATGAAGGTCACTTTTTTGGCGGTTTAGATTTTGGCAAGGAGAAGGATTATTCTGCTTTTATTGTTATTGAAGAAGTACAGGGTAAGTTTGTGCTTCGCCATGTAAAAGTATGGCCGCTGGATACGAAATATGCTACAGTGATCGGCTATGTTAAGACGTTGGCTGATCGTTGGACAGGTTTTGCAAAAATTCGTGCGGACATCACGGGCGTCGGCAACTATATCGTAGAAGATATGATTAACGGCGGAATAGAAAACGTGGAAGGCGTGACGTTCTCGCATCCGAGAAAACAGGAAATGGCCAGTCTGTTGAAGCAACGGATGCTCAACGGCGGTTATGCTTATCCCTATGCAGAGATTCAGGTTTCGCCGACAAAGAAGCTGAATTATCTTGTGGAGTTGAACGTGGAGCGTTTTGAGTTACGTAAGGATGGTACCTA